GAACGGTCAGACCATCAGCGCAGACATCACGATTGACAGCGACGAGAACGGTGTGTCGGCAGGGCCGATTACGCAGAGTGCCACCGTCACTGTTAACGGATATTGGAGCATCGTATGACCAGCCAACTTAACGTAGATACCATTGTAGACAAGGCTGGCTCTGGTGGCACGAATGTCAAGGTTGCCAACAACGCTGTGGCTGTTGCTGAAGGTGGGGGTGCTACAACTAATGTTGTGGAGGGTCTGGCGAAGATGTGGATTAACTTTGATGGTCAAAGCACGATTGCCACACGAGACAGTCACAATGTGTCAAGTATTACGGATGACGGCACAGGTCAGTACACAACATCTTATACGTCAAATATGGCAAGCGTAAACTACTCTGCGTCAGGAAGTAATAATCGGACTGGACTCTCTAGTACAACATTTATAAATGACACATCGTGGACTGCTACTACTGGCGGCATATCTAGTGCTACTGCTGAAAGCAATAACAATTACCTTGACTGCGATGCTGTACTCATCAGCATCTTGGGAGACCTCGCATAATGGCAAGCATACTCAAAGTCGATACAATCACAGGAGTAACCACGGCTGGGTCTATTGCGGTGACAGGCGAGGGCAACTCAACCACAACGAATTTGCAGCAGGGGTTGGCTAAATGCTGGGTAAATTTTAACGGTGGCGGTACTGCTGCTATCGGTGACTCTTTGAATGCTGCCAGTATTACGGATCAAGGCACAGGAAACTATAAATTTACTTTTTCTGCTAACATGGGCAACACAGACTTCTGTGCAACTGGAACTGCTAAAGAAACAGACGGCACTGGTGCGGCTCATAACAATGGCACAGGAGCCATGTGTCACAGCCACTCTGCATCCACTGTAGAGTTTATTTCTTTTTCACCGGATGGGAACACAAGAGATTGCACCATTGCTGGTCTAGATATTAAGGGAGACCTCGCATAATGGCTAGTGAACTGAGAGTAAACACCCTTAAGGATGCCGCTGGGAACAACAGCATTGCCACCAGCTTTGTGGCAAATGGTAGTGCAAAAGTAATTTGTACGTTCAATGGCACAGCTTCAGGAGCAACAGTCAGGACAAGTTTTAATGTAAGTTCCACTGATGACGATGCTACTGGTCAATACGGCGTAAACTTTACCAGTGCAATGTCAGGCACAGAGTTTACACCGACAGGCAGCAACATTGGAGATAGCACAACATCACTCAGAACACTGGGTATTGTCGCGGGTCTTAACGCTAATACCTCATCTTCTATCAATTTTGCCACCACTGAAGCTGATGGCACTGGTGCATATGTAGATTGGACGCACGTTAATACAGTAGTACACGGAGACCTCGCATGAGCAAGGCAGCAGAACTCGCCGCACTGATTGGTTCGCAGACGGCGTTGTCGAACAGGAGCCTGATTATCAACGGAGCCATGCAAGTGGCGCAGCGGGGTACGTCCAGCACAGGTCTGCACACTTCTGGATATTATACAACGGACAGGTTCTCTTTAGTTTTTGGCAATGAAGATGAATTGAGGGTAACCATGACGCAAAATTCCGTCACTGACCTACCCAGCTTTGCTAATTCTTTGAAAGTGCAAACTACCACCGCCGAAAGCGCAATAGCCGCAGATGAAAGTTACTACATTATCAATCGCTACGAAGGCCAAGATTTTCAGCAGCTAAAATACGGCACATCAAACGCACTCTCGACAACACTTAGTTTCTATGTGAAGTCGTCTGTTACTGGCACTTTTGCAGTAGCAATTTATCAAACTGACGGCAACGACATTATCGGCTCAACCTATACAATCAACTCTGCTAATACTTGGGAACGTAAAACAATCACCTTTGCTGGCAACACTCTTGCAGCAATCGTAGATGACAACACCAATGCAATTATGATTGATTGGTTTTTGGCGGCTGGCTCCAACTTTACTTCAGTAAATAATACTAGCTGGGGTGGGTATGAAACAGGCAAGCTGGCATTTGGACATGGCACAAATGCAGTAGCCACCACTACAAACGCTACTTGGGAAATGACAGGAGTGCAGTGGGAACTTGGCGAACAGGCCACGCCGTTTGAGCATCGGTCCTTTAGCGATGAGTTGCGACGGTGCAAACGATATTACGAATTTTTAAATACATATGTATACGGAACGCAATACGCCACCGCACCCGCCAGTTTGGGGATGTTTTATTGGACAGAAGAAAAACGGACACAACCCACCATGTCAGCAGACACCAATGGTGCTAGTCACTCGCTCAATGCGGTTACCACCAGTGGGGGGTACATCTATAAAAACCCATATTCTGATACTGCTGTAATTGGTTTAAGGGGAGATGCAGAGTTATGATTATAGTAAACGCACAATACATAAAGGCTACTCTGGATAACCCAGACAATGAAAATACTGGGGTTAAGGCGACGATTGATGGCGTTGAATGTTGGGTTCCAATGACTGTAGGCAACCGCCACTACGACGAAATCATGCGACAGGTCGTAGCCGGTGACTTGACAATCGTGGACGCTGATTAAAGGAGATTAATTATGAGCGGTCTTAGCGTAACAACACAGCCACAATCAGAGCCGCTCACAAGTGCTGAGACAATAGCGTATCTGCGTTTAGATGCTAACGTAGACACAACGCTGATTAGCAATCTTATCAAAGCAGCTAGAATCTGGACTGAGAACTATACAAACCGCACACTGATAAACACAGTATTAGCTTTAAGTTTGGATCGTGTGGGTGAGGTTGAGATGCCTTTGAGAGAAGGCGTGTATACCGCACCGTATCAAGTATCTTATTTGAATTACATTGAGCTTCCACGCTCTCCTGTATCCAGTGTGGCTAGTGTTCTTTATTTCAATGATGCCAATACTCAAAGCACATGGGCTGCTACCAACTATTTTGTTGATACAGTGCGAGAGCCAGCTCGTATTGTTTTGCGGGATAGCGGATCATGGCCAACCGATTTAAGGAACGCCAATGGTGTTGTAGTAAACTACACAGCGGGATACGGAACTAACACAACAGATGTACCAGAGGCTATTCGCGTGGCAATGTTGGAGTACATCACGTTTCTTTATGAGCATAGAGGTGATGATGAGGGCAGGAGACTTGAGCCTTCACCGATGATCAAAAGTCTTTTGCAGCCATATGTCATAATGAGATACGGAAAGAGTGCTTTCGGCGGGGGGTACTAATGTCCATTGGCAAGATGCAGCATTACTTGACGCTACAGACTAGAAGCAACTCTGCTGACGGCGGTGGGGGTGGCTCATCTTCTTGGGGTACTTTGGCACAGGTATGGGGCCGCATTGAAGCCAAGGGCGGTGGAGAGCGGTTCTTTGGTGATCAAAACGAAGCAAGGACAACCCATTTGATTACCATTAGGTTTCGCCGCAATCTAACGCCAGCACAAAGGATTTTGTATTCTTACACAGTAGATGGCACATCATATACCCGCACATTCAATATCAAACGCATAGAGAACAAGGGTGAGAGAGATAAATACCTTGAGATCATGTGCGAAGAAGGCGTGGCGACATAATGGCTGGCATTAAAGTAAAGGTCACTCGCAAGCCTCGCACCCGTCAAGTTGTCAAAGAATACACATCTGACGCCAAGCAACTGGTGGGGAGGGCGGCAAACCTTGTTCGCAACACAGCAGTCAATTCCATCCTGCAAGGCGCAAAGAGCGGCGTTACATACTCCAAGTATAACCCACGCCGCACTCACACAGCATCGGCTGCTGGTGAGCCTCCTGCAAGTGATACAGGCTATTTGGCTAACAATATACACCTGACTATTGATGTTGATGGGCTTGGCGCAAGCGTTGAAAGTCGTGCGGACTATTCAAGCCACCTAGAATTTGGTACAACCAAGATGGCAGCAAGGCCATTCATGCACCCTGCTGTTGAAGAAAATAGGCCAAGTATACGAAGGCTGGCGCAACGAATGATTAAGGCTAAGTAATGTCTATCCATAGCTGGGAATTGCAAAGATCAGTGTTTTCTGCCCTGAACGGGGCCAGTATTACTGATGCTGGTGGTAGTGCGATTACTGGTGTTTTTGATGAGGTTCCTGAAGGGACAGCATATCCATATGTTGTGATTGGTGAGGAAGCCTCTAACAACATATCAACAAAAACCTTGGATATGCATGAACATACCCTTACGATCCACACTTGGTCACAATATCGTGGCTTAAAAGAGATTAAGGTGATCATGAAGCAGGTTTATGATACTCTTAATAATGCAAGCCTGAGTGTTTCAGGTGGTCAAGCAGTGAATATGAAACAGGAGTTTCTTACAACGCTGGTTGATGGAGATGGAATAACACGGCATGGGATCATGCGATTTCGTGCTGTTGTGTCAGACAGTTAAAGGAGAATAGACATGGCGGCACAAAAAGGTTCAGCCCTACTTCTGAAAATCGGCAACGCGGGTTCGCCGGAGACTTTTACAACTATTGGTGGCCTGCGGTCCACATCAATTACTATGAATGATGAGGCTGTGGATATCACCAACAAGGATAGCTCCGCTGTCCGTGCTTTGCTGGCGAATGGTGGGGTGCAATCCACAAGCATTTCTGGTTCTGGGGTGTTTACGGACGCCGCATCTGAAACAACCCTTAGAGGTAAGTTTGGGGCGGCAACATTCAGTAACTTCCAAGTTATTGTCCCAGATTTCGGCACCTACACAGGAGCTTTCATGGTATCAAGCCTTGAATATGCTGGTGAGTACAATGGTGAAGTAACATATACTGTAACGCTGGAATCCAGCGGTGCTATTACGTTTGCCACGGTCTAATAAATGGCTTGGTCAAGCGTTGATGTAAAAATCAAAGGCAAGGATTGGGGGGCTATGATGAAGCCCTCTGATTCCGTCATTGTTTTTTCAGTATCTTGCGCCTGTAAGATTAAGGCGGGGGATACTATTGAGTGCGGTGGCGAGACATACAAAGCCGTAAACGTAACTGATGTAGCCCAAAGGGGCGAAACATATTTGGTAGAAACCGAAGGAAAGTCAGATGGCAAATCCAAAGCGCGGAGAGCTAACGATAGCTCTGGGGAAGAAGAAGTATAAAGCTAAGGTAACGCTTGATGTCGTTATGCGTATTGAGCAATCGGTTGGCAAAGGCGTGGTCAAGATTGTGCAAGCGTTGTCCGAAGGTGAGCTTACCACTTCCCAAATGGTCGCCATTCTTACCCCTGCCATACGAGGCGGGGGCAATGATGTTAACGAGAAAGATATCGGCGAGGATTTGTGGGCCGCTGGTTTGAGCGATGGCATGAAGGCTGTTGGTGAAATAGCCTCGACAATACTAGGGGCTGGCGGTGATGAGGGAAACGACGAAGAGGCGGCAGCACTACTTTAGACGAATTGCCGTGGGAGCTATGGATGCAAACAGCAATAGGTAAAATGGGCATCCAGCCAAGCGTATTCTGGGACATGAGCTTCCCAGAGCTTTATGCGGCATTTGAAGGGTTCGCAGAGTTTCATTCAGGTGGTAAACCGCCGCCACTAACAGCGGGTGAGCTTGAGGACATGATGGAAAGGTATCCTGATTAATGGCAACAACAGTTGATACCTTACTCGTCCGTATTGAGGCTGATCTCAAGGACGTAAATCGCAAATTAGCTCAATTTGACAAAAATGTAGATAACACCACCAAAAAAGCTGGATCAAACTTTAGGAAGATTGGCACAGCGGCAAAAGTGGCCCTTACTGCTGTAGTTGTCCAACAGCTTACCCAAGCTGGGATGGCGGCTGTTCGCTTTGCGTCTAGCGTTGAGGAGATGCAAGCTAAGTCATCCGTAGTCTTTGGTGCGTTCACTCAAGATGTTAGAAGTGCGTTATCTGATTTTGGTGATGAGGTTGGCCGTAGCACCTTTGAGTTAGAAGGCATGGCATCCAGCATACAGGACACTTTTGTCCCTATGGGGTTTGCCAGAGGTGAGGCCGCAAAGCTATCTGTCGAACTTACGAAGTTGGCCGTTGATGTTGCTTCATTCAACAACGCATCTGATACAGATACTATGGCAGCTTTCCAATCTGCGTTGGTCGGCAACCATGAGACTGTTAGACGATTTGGTATCGTTATTACTGAGTCAACGCTTCAGCAAGAGCTTTACCGTATGGGGGTCAAGCAAAACGCTGCTGATGTAGATAACGCCACTAAAGTACAGGCAAGGATGAACCTAATCCTTGCTGGCACTACAGATGCCCACGGTGATGCCGCAAGGACTTCTGGTAGCTTCGCAAACACAAGCAAAGCGTTGAAGGCAGCATTGGATGAATTGCTGGTAAATGCTGTCACTCCCTTGTTGCCAGCCCTTACAAATATGGTACAGGGGCTTGCTGATGCCGCAGTCGCACTTAATGATTTTCTAATAACTGTAGGTCTTATTGAAGAGGTCGGTTTAGAAGGCGCAAGCAGTATTGAGCTTCTGGCTGATAAAGAAAAGCTGTTAGCTGAACAGACTGCTGCACTTACACGGGCAGAACAAAATCTAGCAGATGCTATGGATTTGGCTAACTCTGGATCAAGTCAAGCGGGACACGCAGTTGATGGTTTGCAAGCTAGGGTTGAAACATTTGGGAAGGTTGTCGCTAAAACAGCAAAAGAAGTTAATGATTTAGCGACTGCGATTGTCGCTGATAGTTTTTCTGAGGCATTTGTAGAAGGAGAGGCTCCTGCCCCTGCTAAAACCAAAGGCCAACAACAAGCAGAAGATAAAGTAACGGATGCTTTAACCAATCAAAAATTTGCAGTTAAGCAACTAAAGAATGAATTAGCTGGAATGCCATCAGCTTACTTAGCGGCAAACGAAGCGGCGCAAGGCTTGGCTGGAATAACAGGAGATCAACTTCAAGAGCTTACAGATTTAATTGAGGAAGAAGAAAGATACAAGGCAATCCTAGATGCGCGTGAAGTAGCCGCGAAGGCTTTAACAGAAGCTGAAGAAACTAGGAAAGAAAATGCAAAAGAAGTAACGGATACAATTAGAGACTTAACAATTGCTCAAGAGGAACTTGCAGCAAGAAATATGGGCGTAGCAGAGTCAACCATAGAGGCTGATGCAGTTCTTCGTGATTTGATTGGAGTTGAAGAAGAGCAAGAGGAACAGATTAGAAAGATCATAGAAGAAACCCACGCGCTTGAAGCTCAAATGGCCGCTACTCAAGCTGCCAATGATAATTTTGCAGCCTCTGTAGATAGGGGCAAAGATTTCATTGCTGATATGGTCAGCGAGGAAGAAAAACTAAAAGCCATTCTAGATGATGTAGCTAACGCATATGGGCGTAACAGCGCAGAGTTCGTGGCGGCTCAAGAAATTATATCTCAGAAAATACAAGAGATGGACCCCATGTTTGCCGCATTCAAAGATGCAGCAGAAAAAGCAGGGGATGCAGTAGCTGATTCATTGGCTGATGCTTTGGTTGAGGGCAAGCTTTCCCTAGATAGCTTCCAAGATATATTCAAATCCTTTATCAAAGAATTGATAGCTGAAGCCATTAAGACATACATAATCAAGAGGTTGTTGTCTGCTGCTTTTAGTGGGTTTGCTGGCGGCGGCTCTGTAAGCACTGGCACAAGAGGAGGCGCATCACAGCCATCCGCTGGTGGGGGCAGAGTGGGTGGTCCTGTCTTAGTGGGTGAGAGAGGTCCAGAGTTGTTTGTCCCTCATTCTGCTGGCGTTGTAAAAAACAACATGGATACCAAGAATATGCTTGGGGGTTCTACAACCGTTGTTAATCAAACATTAAACATTGAGACAGGTGTTTCTCAAACCGTTCGCGCAGAAATTACTAGCCTACTGCCTCAAATTAAACAGAACACAATTGCGGCTGTTATTGATCAACGTAAGCGCGGCGGCACACTAGCTAACGCCTTTGGAGCTTAAAGATGGCCGCACCAACCTACCCACTAACAATGCCCACTAGCCCAGCTTACAAGACTAGCAGATGGGCTTTGCAGCGTCGCACAAACATAACTCAGTCACCTTTCACGGGTAATCAACAGGTTGCAGAGTATGACTTTGCGTTATGGACAACTGAATTAAATTTGCCGCCTATGAACAGGGAAAGTGCATCTGCATGGCAAGCGTTCCTGCTGCAACTTCATGGCAAGAGAGGGACTTTTTTACTTGGCGATCCAGATGCAAAGAACCCTAGAGGTGTAGTGACCGGCACGGTGACTTTGGATGCTGGTGTTAGCATAGGTGACTATGAGGTGCAATTGAACTCTGCAACTCAAGCCAGCACCTCAAATATGGTGAGGGCGGGGGACTATCTGCAAATTGGAGGTGGTTCAGCAGCAAAGTTACATATGATATGTGCTGACGCGTCATCTGATAGCAACGGTGATTTCACAGTTCAAATTGAGCCATCTATCAAAGCTGCTGGCAGTTCAGGAGCTTCTGTTGTGCTTTCAAGCGCACAGGGGGTTTTCAGGCTGTCAAATGATCTGGTTGGCTGGGATGCTAATGAGGTTTCTGTCTATGGCATTACCTTAGCGTGTATAGAGGCATTGTAATGGATATGGTTCATATAATTGATGGATTGATTGCTGTCCTTGTAATGGGCGGCGGTTGGTTTCTTAGCAGTCAAGCCAAGGAATTGAAACGGGTTGAGATACTTTTGAATCGCACTCGTGAGGATTACGCCACTCGCACAGATATGAGAGATGATATGAGAAACGTGATGGAGGCTCTGCATCGTGTAGAAGACAAGCTGGATCGCGTTTTAGGGAAATCAGAATGAGGGTAACACAATGAATATTAATAGGTTCATATCACAGTTGCGGTTCCACGAAGGTGTCAGGAATCAAGTTTACAAAGATCATTTGGGGATTGAAACCATAGGGGTTGGTAGAAATCTGGTAGATAGAGGTCTGTCAGATGTGGAGGTTGATTACCTCTTGCAAAATGACATAACGATTGTTGAGGAGGAGCTTGATCGCAGCCTTCCGTGGTGGCGCGATATGTCAGAGGTTCGCCAAAGGGCATTAGCAGATTTGGTATTCAATATGGGGATGTCCAGATTACACGGTTTCGTCAAAACCTTAGATGCTCTGCAAAGGCGCGATTATGAGACCGCCGCAGAAGAATTGCTTGATTCCAATTACGCAAAACAAGTTGGGGCAAGGTCTGTTAGAGTAGCTGAGATGATACGCACTGGTGACGATAGCGAGGATTTCTAGGACAGAAATCATGGATGATTCATGTTTTTTTGTTGTTTGTATTTGTTGGCATTGGTGAGGAAAAGCGTCTTACCAGTAATGATATGCACTTTCGCTCTGTCGATGACTGCGTGTATTTCGCTCAACGATTGCACAAGCAAGGCGGCAACATCACCGCTTACTGTTTGCCAAAAATGGTAGATGAAAATACGAGGGTATATTGATGTACGAATATGCTGTGAAAGAAGTCGTAAGGGTCGTGGATGGCGATACTGTTGATGTGGTAATTGATCTTGGTTTCAGTCTTACCAAGAAAGAGAGAGTAAGGCTAGCTGGTATAGATGCGCCAGAGAGCAGAACCACAGACCTTGAGGAGAAAGAACTTGGGCTTGATGCCAAAGAGTTCTTGGAGCGACGACTTGGTGATTGCCCTAACTTGAAGGTTAAGACTGAGAAAGATGGGAAATATGGTCGTATGCTTGGCTGGTTGATATGCGGTCAAATGAACATCAACAAAGAAATGATCACCCGTGGTTATGCTTGGGCATATGATGGGGGCAGCAGAAGCAAAGACCTTGAGGCGTTAAAACAGATAAGGGGGCTTGTATGATACAGGCGTTGATTGGCCCTATCAGTGGGCTTGTTGGATCGTGGATGGATAAGAAGACTGAGGAGCAGCGAGGCAAGTCTGCTGTTGCTAAAGCCAAGGCAGAAGCGGAAGCTGCCGTCATGGTTTCAGCGGCTACATCAACAGCCGACTGGGAAAAGTTGATGGCCAAAGGCAGTCAATCCTCATGGAAAGATGAGTGGCTCACCATTTTGTTTTCAATCCCATTGATTCTTGCGTTCTGTGGGGATTGGGGCAGAGGCATTGTAGCTCAAGGCTTCACCGCTTTGGAAGCTATGCCCGATTATTATCAATATACTTTGGGTGTAATCGTTAGTGCCAGCTTCGCAGTAAGGTCAGCAACAAAGTTTTTCGGCAAAAAATGAGCAAGAAGGTTCACAAGGTCAGCTTCCTATCCAACAAGCAGAATACTCGCCTTGGTGGACTCATTGCCGTTTTAGGCGACAGGGAGCCGTATGACTGGATTTTAGGTGGGTTGGTACAAGAAGGGTTCGTAGAGCGTGTAGAGGGGGCTTTGAGGCTCACTGAGAGGGGTGTTAAGGAGAAGGATAGGCTGGCAACCCTAGCTGGCCTGATGGTGGAGAAAGATAGGGCCGCACCTCTGCCCCCCAAATCAACGGAACGGCTCACCCGCAATCCAACAGACCAGCGACCACCTAACACCCTTAGTGACAGGCAGGACTCTGTGGGAGAGGTATGAGGGGAAGGCTATAGCGGTTCCTAAATCTGGCTTTATGTCAGTCTCTCCATCTGTAAAAAAAGCCAACTCACCGCCCTCATAATCATCATTTAGCAGTATGGATACGCTTATCTTGCGTGTAGAGGCATCGCCCATCCCTATATCTAGATGCCAATCATATCCTTTTGATGGTGCGGAATACTTCAATAGCTGTGGACGCTCCAACAATCCTGTGATGTTGAAGTCAAACTGGTCATTGGCGAGTTTGGCGCAATTAATAATAAGCTCATCAACCCAACTGTGAAATTCATGGATTATGTAAACATCTGTTTGCCTTACACCTACGTTCACAACATTTGAATTATCTTTTTGTATTCTACCCTGCACAGACAGGTTTCGTGAATCCTTGTGAAGTTCTATGATGGATGCACAAGATGAAAGGCTGATTTGATCAGCGGCCATCACACCCACTTCTTTGTCTCGTAATTTAGGCGGTATCGCATAAGCCATCTATTGCTCCTTATAAAAAATATGTTTTGCAATTTTGCGTACAGGTTGTTTCACACTTGCCCATTCTGGCTCTACATAATCAGCGTGGTAATACACCGCCCCTTGTGTGGGATCGTATATCTGCCCGTGGTAAACGCCCCAAGCTATAGATTCAGCCCAGAATAGAGCGTCCTTATCTGTAGGTTTATCGCTTTTACCATCACAATAAAAACTGAATTGGCACTGGTGGCGAATGGGCAGATCGGGCTTGCTTTTATATGTTTCCCCTTGTGTGACCACGCCGCAAACCGTATCAGGGAAGTCTTGGCTTTCCACCCTGTTCATTATCACATGGGCAACAGCTATCTGCCCCACTGTTGGTTCTCCTCTGGACTCAAAATAAATTGCCATCGCCAGACAGGCTAAAGGTTCAAGAAACATTGCCACCCCCTAGAATCCAATCATTTGAGGTATTGTCGCGCAGTGTTCCAACTGTGTCCACAATAAGGCATCACACTGCATGATTGTGTTCACTATGGCCATGAACAAAGCCAAAAACAAAAAGTAGGCGATTCCAAAGGCGGCAATAGCGGTCATCACCTTTGCAATCATAAACCCCCCGCCGTAGCGAGGGGATTTGCTGTTACGCCTAGTCATCATCTGGCATTGCCATATGGATGGCAAAATCAAGGGTCTGCAACAATGTAGGCTCAAATCCAAACTTGCCTTTAATTAACTTCTGCAATGGACGCAGCTTGGTTCCTACCTGTGAGATTTCCGTGGGGGTAAAGTCCTGCATTTTGCGAGGACGCCCAATCTTCTTTGGGGCGGCTTTTGCTTCAGGTTTAATCTTTGCAACTTTATTAGTAGTTTTAATCGTGGGTTCCATATGGACCTCCTGTTTATGAATTGGTGAGAACACTGTGTCCTCTACCTTCAAGGCACTTCTCCAGCATTGGATCGTGGCCTAGCAATGGCTTGTGCCATAAGCTTCTGTTGTCTTTAATGATCTGCTTACACTCCTGCAAATCACGCTGGTATAGCTGCGCTGTGTCGCCGCTGGTGCGTAGGTCCACAACAACGGGGGATGTACAGGCAGTCATGGATAGGGCGGCTATCAAAACAAACGGTTTCATGCTGTCGCCCTTTCCATTTGGTTAATGAATGCTTTGAACTCTTCAAAGGTCATCCATCTGTAGGGTGAGTGGTTCGTAGTAAATACCACCTTGTTCGGCTCAATACGGCTCACAATGTTGTGCCAAGCCTTGCGTATCCCATCGTCATACTCATCAACCTCTGGCTTGTAGAGGTATCCTTTGTAGGAATGCTCAGGCGCGTTGTGCCAACTTATCATCATGCTTCTCCATTAGCAGTTTCATGGTCAAGGCCATTCGTGGTGTTACAGTTCGGCTGCCCGTTTCAATGCGGCAGATCATAGAGCGTGATGTATAGCCTAGTAGTTTTGCCATATCATTTTGTGATAGCCCCATGCGGTTCCGCATTGATCTGAACTCATTGCCATCCATCTTGTTCATGGTGAATAATGCCCTCTTCAATCTTGTTATCTAGCGGCGCAATTACCTCTGCTAGAATATCATCTAATTTGGCGATAACATCTGTAAGGAACTCATCATTGTAGGCCATAGCTCCTTGGTCTTGAAATTGTGCTGCTGTTTTTATGGCGTTATGGATTTCTGAGCGAAGCGTCATTGTGATGTTCATGTCATTGTGACAATCATCAATGATTGCTTGATCTACATACTCATTAGTCATTTTGGCCTCCGTGGTTTACTAAACTTACTTTATTAAGATACTGCTTCTGTTTACCATTGTCAACAGTGGTTATTCAGATTAGCCAAGTTTTTAAAATTTCCTGCTGTGGTTGCGGATCATTTGACGATCAATCCGTTTGCCAAACTGATTGCGTTTGCCAGCCAATAATCGTTCACTTCTTAACTCGCGGCTGAGATGCTGCTTGGCCTGTTCTTTGGTCAACTTGAAATCTAAGATTAATGTGTTGATTTGGTTCACAAACTCCTTTGCGCCTCCTAACATCTTAGACATTTCAGATATGGTTAGCTGCTCATCGTCACATTCAGCTTTATATTTTTCAGAGAGTTGCCTCTGTTCTGTTTCGTGGGTCATTGGAATATCGCGATAAAGTTCTGCTGGTATTAGCCAGCATTGACCAGTTGGTGCCTTGCAATTTTGGCCTGATTTCCAAAAAGATTTTCCCGCCCACGCCTCATGATCATGGTCAACGACAATGCGTCCTCTGTCAGTGATTGCCACAATTTTAGTAATATGCGGCTTCATCATTGTGTGATGAGAGGCTGTGTGCAGAACCACAACCACATCTCCAACTTCAGGCGGGTTATGTTTATGATATTCACGGGTGGCTTCCATATCCGCTTCTTTGTCGCGCATTTTGTAACGCCAGTTCATCCAATTATCGCCACCCTCTAGGCCTCTAATTTTTTCAAGCTCCAGCATCATCAGGCATCCCTTCATCAACCTCATAATTTATGTCGTGATATTCACAGTATCCAATAATTGAATACAAAAGATTGCTGGGATCATGCCAAGCGTAAATCATGACATGGGGATTCCCATTATCATCTTTGATTAGGTTCAACCAATAATCGCCGCCTCTGTTAGACCAACTAAAAAGCCTGTCATTATCTGCTAATGTGCAGAACTCACCCGCTACACTGGAAAGGTAACTGAGTGTCCAGCTAAACATATTCACTTTGGTCATTCGCAAATCTCCTGTCCCAGATACCCTTTTGGCGTTCAGTCCAGCCGTAGCTATCCATAGCACGGCGCATTATACGCTCGGCTGTATCAGTCCATACTAAGGCGTTCTCCCTTGCCCATATCCAAGCATATAGTTCTTTGGTTAATGTGCTGATGTTCCTGCCTTGTCGCTGGCCAACGATGTGTCCAATCTCATGCAGGGCAGACACATAGTATCCTGTGTTGGCGGTTGGTCGTATGTGGATGATGCGCCTATCAGGAATTGCATAGTATCGCGGGGTGGCCTCTCCTAAGCTCTGGAACGTAACGCCGATGTTAAGTGCGGCGCATAGTTCCTGTACATGAATGGCCATATCTATTCTTTTAACGGGCATACTTAACCCCCTCAATCATGTGATCCAAAACCTCAATCATTTGATCAAAATAAACATCATCATATGAGTCGCAGACTTTCACTTCGCCTTTGCGAATTTTTACAGTCTCTATTGTGTAGGTGTCATTGAACATCAGGTTAATCATGACCAACCCTTTGTGCTTCAACCCCCTGCAACGAAACTGGAACCCACCATGCCGTTTGTCGTTTTCATTTAACGCAACAAAATCATAAGCCCCATAACTCATCAATGCTGTTGGGGATTGCGCTACAATCTGGTGCTGAATGGTTTTTGCAATATGCAGTGTTGGTGTATCTGGGATGTATGCCATTTCGGTCTCCGTGGTTTGCTTATTTGCTATACAGATAAGATAACTATCCTGTTTACCATTGTCAACACAATATTTAACATTAAGTGATTATTCTTCATTTTTTATTCTGATGGGCTTTAGTGTATATCCAAGATAGTTCAGAGCGGCTTCAAGATCATTGACGCGAGGAGAGTATCTTGTACGCCAATTTCTAAGGGTATCTCGATGCAATCCCACTCGTTCTGATAAATCCATTTGACAGCATCGCTGCCTGTGCATCTCTTCAAAAAGAAATCGCACAGCGGGGTTGCCGTTCACTATGGTTGGTCTGTATCTAAATTTTCTCATATGTGAAAAGGGACGGTAGCAAATGTTATAAAAGCTACCGTCCGAGTCAGGGAGGAATTAGAAGTCAGCCAGAGCTTCAATGAAGCTATCCAGCTTCTTCTTATCCCAGACTATACGTCTTTTGCTTATCTGTATAGGTTTTGGAGCCTCGCCATTCTTTACCATACGTTTGAATGTTGCGCTGCTAACGCCAATGTAAGAGGCGGCATCATCTAATTTCAAACATCTTTGCTCATGATCCATAACTCTCATCCTATATTTTTATAGCTCGGTGATTAGCTGACATACTGCGCCACGCTTCAATCTTTGCTTCAGCAGCCACTCTTGTGAATCTCATTTTTTCATCAATGGCTATGGCTTGCTTCATGGCGTTCAAGTGATCTGCGTATCTTTGATCTGCGTATGCTTCTCGCTCCTGAGCGTTTACTGACAAATCCAAGTGTTCCTTCATAATCAAGGCCTTCAATGACTTGCGGAACTCATCCATATATATTCTGTTGGCCCTAGCTTGTGCGGCGGCATTGGCGTTGTCTCTTAGGTAATCAATAGCCTTTTCAACATCATCATCTGTTATCATTCCTATTCTCCATCATCATTGTATGGACTGATGCTCCAAATAGATTCAGCCGTGGTTTTTCCAAAATCGCTATCACCAACTTGCTCCTCAAAGAACGCCTGTTCATCACCTCTGTTATGCAGCATTGAATGATGGCTTTGGCATAGGGGTATTAAGTTCCTGTCTGTAGCCTTTAATCCCATGCCTCTAACTCCCTGCCACGGCCTCAACAGGTGATGCGCTTGCACAGGGCCAAAGCAATCTCCATTGCTCTGCAAGCAGCACTCAAACTGGTGAACCCAGCTCAAGTGCTTTTTGTTTGTGTATCTCTTTGGCATTAGAACGGAATATCATCAAGATCAGGGGTGCTATCAACAACTGGCAGTTTTTCTGTTGATTCTGACGCACTTTCTTTCTTAGGCGATAAACTGGCCACCGTGATTGGATTGCCGTTCTGGCTGGTTTTTTTGCGTAGCCAGATTGTGTATTCACCATTCCCTACATCTAAATTCCCTTGAGCATCAAAGTCCTTATCTTCACCAGCTACAAAGGCCACACCGACTTGCTTGTGTATTTCATAGACTGTGTTGCCTTTCTTGGTAACGCATTTGACTAGGATCAAATTGTGATCAAAGCCCTCAATGTCTATTTTACCTTGGCGTATAATATCCATTGATCCCGCTGGAAACATTACGCCTGAGTTGGTGTTGTCATATTCTTTATCCATTGATCGCTCCTTCTGGATAATATTCAGATGCCCACATGACCATCTGTTGTCTGCCACTGGCACCTTTGACTTTTGTGCCATCTACAATCACAAGCCCTTTTTCTTTAAGCTGTTTGTATCTAGCGGTCACAGTGCTATAACGATGTCGCGGCAGGGCATCGCAGACTTGATCTGATATGCACCCTGTCGCACCAAACTTCCTTATTTCGTTAAGCACAACTAATTCCATTGCGCTGGCTACTATAGAGGCGGCGGCGTCATGGCTTGTTGATGGATCGTCTCGCCTAACTAGCTTATAGGCTGGGGTGTCAAACAAATCACTCATTGCTCATCCCCAAGCTATCTATTGAAGAAAGCATCTTAGCCTTGGCATTATCATTCATTGTTTGATGATCTTTTACCTCTGACCTAACCCGCACGACCTCTTGACGGTTAAGATTATTATCCCTGTTACCTTTGGTCTTCATGTGCTTGCCCCAAGTCTCAAGCTCTGTAAATCGCCTAGATTCAGCTTCTGCCTCAAACACCCTGTATGGTGGTCCAGCATAATCAAAGGCCACTGGTTGCGGCTTATTCGGCGTTTTAGGGGGTGATATGATGTTACCCTCATTGCCGCTGGCCACGTTGCCATCATCCTCAAAGTCAGCCTCAAGGTTTAACATGGCTTGTATGTGGTATCGGCGCATATAGGTTATGCCAGAGCCAATCTCTTGTGGCTTTGTACCGCTATCACCAATAGCGGTGTCTGATTGCATCCATTGACCACTTGCAATGTGTACTAGCGTGGTGCTGACCATATTGTAGGTTCCATCAAATGCTGTGCTGTAAAAGACCTCAATGCCGTTTTCCCATAAGGCATCCTTACAGGCGGTGAAGATATCATCTAGTGTTGAGAACAGGTGAGGCTTGCCAGCTTTGCTTTTGAAGTAATAATTCTGGCCATTCTTCTCCAGTTCTTTGAATCCCTTACGGGCTGCGTGTAATGCGGTGAGCAATTCACCAATCTGTTCACTGCTTTTCATTTAAGTCCTCCATATTCCAAACATCTTTGGCTATTCGTTTCATGGTTTCATTCCACATCCAGTGATCTAAGTCTGGGTACACAAGCTGACAGCATTCAATTATGTCATCAGAATGTGCCAGCACCTTACGCAATCCATTAGCTGCTATCTCTACTTGCCGCAGATAATAGTCTGGCCGTGGCACCTTGTATGATAGCACCTCTTTAGTAGTGACATAATCAATCCAAGGCTCCCTACCTGTGCCAAGGGCATAAATGCTGGCTTGTCTACTGGCGGCTTGCGTAAGTTCGTTGACGGTGCGGCCAACTGTTTTTATGTCTCGCACCTTGTCATTATACAAAAGATCAAAATACCCTCTAAAAGGAACATCAATATCGCCTACATTGACCGTTACCTTGCCTTGCGCCTCTATAGGTCTATCATCAATATCCCTGTAAAAAGCTGCGCCGATCTTTACATATGACTGTATTGCCTTACGTTCTTTTTCAATTTTGGTTTCATCAATAATATTTGTTGTTTTTTTTACAGACTCATTGAAAACATCTGTAGCCTTTTGGATCAAAGCCGTATCATTGATGCTAGGATCAAACGCTGCATCAGTAATAGCTCTGTCTGCTGCTGTGCCTCTCCAAGCTGCTGGCCCTGCTTCTTGATCGTTTAGACCAGCGATTTTTAGCAAGCATAAAGCTGGCTGGCTTATCCATAGATTGATAGTTGACGGGGATAGTCGTTGCACATCATGTTTTTTAAATGGTGATTTCATGTTGTCCTCGCGGTCATAAAGGATCAAGAGATTACCACAATAGATCAGACAATCAACCCCAAAGTGGGGATAGACTGTTTTTTATGAGTGTGATAGAGGTTTTGTATGACACTAAAGGAATATTTAAAGCTGCACGATCTGCGACCAGAGGATTTCGCTGACATAGCGGGTGTGTCTAAGGGTGGCGTTTACAAGTGGATGAACGGTGAGCGTTACCCAAGACTGCCTTCTATGATTAAAATTGCCAAGGCAACAGATGGGGCGGTGCTTCCTAATGACTTTCAAGCAGAACAAATACAAAGCAGTTAAAACCACCGTTGATGGCGTAACCTTCCACTCTAAGAAGGAAGCGTCACGATATGTTGATTTAATGAATCTTCAAAAATCAGGATACATATCAAATTTACGTTTGCAGCCTGAGTTCCCCCTTATGGTGAACGGCAAAAAAATTGGCAAATATGTCGCTGATTTCTCATATATCCGCAACGGCATTAGAATTATTGAAGATGTAAAAAGCAAGGCAACGATTACGCCTGTTTATAGGCTCAAGAAGAAGATATTGGAGACATATGAGCCTCCAGTGGTCATAACAGAGTTCTTTTGATATAATGATTTAGCCATAAGGCATTATTTTGAGTCCATGCGGACAATCTAGGAGATTGGCATATGGACCCAATTACGGCTATGGCCACCGCATCTGCGGCTTTCACCACGATAAAGCGCGGATTCCAAGTGGGCCGCGATATTGAATCTATGGCGTCAGATTTGTCGCGATGGATGGGTGCGCTTTCTGATCTGGATCAGATGGAGAAAGAAGCAAAAAATCCCCCGATATTTAAAAAGCTGTTTTCTGGTCAAACAATTGAGCAGGAAGCGATCACCAGTTTCGCAAATAAGCAAAAAGCACAACAACAGAGATACGAATTGCAGCAATGGATTTCTTTGACAATGGGTAAATCCAAGTGGGATGAACTCGTCAAAATGGAAGGGCAGATTCGTAAGCGCCGTCAAGAAACCTTGTATCTACAGAGGGAGCGAAGGCGCAAGTTTGTAGAGGCCATTGCTTGGATTGTAATGCTTGGGTTGGGCATAGCTGCTTTGACAGCGTTTATTATGTTGTTGAAGTCTCAACAAGCTAACGCATCAGATATAATGACGACTTGTCGCAAGGTTAAATGTGAAAAAATGGACAACCGTCAAATGGTCTGTGTTTTTAGAGGCCAGAACAATACTATTGAGTCTCAAATTTTTGAATACCTAGAGTTCATACCATCAGAGTATCAGTGCAAATATGATCCAAATGCAAAAAAACAGATGACAATTCAAGAGACATTGAAGGCGGTTCGGGAGAGTCAAAAATGAGCAAGAAGCTGCAACCAGAAAGCGAATACGATAAATATGATATGGATGGTGATGGCATCGTAACTGATGAAGAATTGGAACACGCCAAGGAAATTAGGCAAACAGAAAGAGACTTGCGTAAAAGCCTAGCGCAGTTGCGAATGGCACGATGGACACTCATAGGTATGGGCGTTTTCACTGCTGCAATGTTCACGCCGTGGGTCGGTGTAGAACGCATCGAAGCATTGAGTGAAATCAGCAATCTTTTCTATATCAGCGGCGCGGGTATTGTTGGAGCCTACATGGGAACTACAGCATGGATGAGCCGGAAGTAAGGTCCGTTGAGGAGTGGGATGCTATTATAAATTCTATAAAGTCCCGTATTCAATCAGCTAAGATTCATCAAAGCAAGCAACAGGAATATGAGGATGCCAAGGTATCGCAGGAAACCACTCAAAAAGGTTTCAAATACCAGATACGAAAAACCTGAGAGCAATGCACCTAAATCACATGAGTGCAAAGTGTGTGGTAGTCACCTTGCTTGTTACTCATATGATTTTGGTAGGGCTTGGTATTGTGTGGATCACAAAGCGGCGGGGCGGCTTTAACCGTTCTTTTTGCCTTGTAAGATGTAATCATGCTCAATGGTGCCGTTCTCAGGGTTGCCCACAAGCTGTGGCTCAATCCATACACGCCTAACCTCTCGGCCTGTCTTGCGGTCACGATATACTCTTGGGTGGCCGCGCCTCATGTGTTGGCGTTTGGGCGTACCAGTACCAGTAAGTATTGACCGTCTGGATACTACGCACCGTTTAGGCAACTCAATCGTCACCTTGTTGTACTCATTTTGAGGAACTCTGCGTCCATGCCGTATATGGGTTGTCTTGTTTGGCGTTTCCTGCGTGTAAATAATGTGAGGGTAGTTAAGGAATCCAAACACTGTAATCAGGAATCTAAGATCGCCTATCATGCCAGAAATGTTCATCTTTAAAGCACGGGCCATCTCATCACGTTGCCAGCCACGGTTCCAAACCTCATCCTTAGTAATCATCCCAAAATTTGCTTGGCATGGAAGTATGCGGCTTGCCAGCCAATCCAACTCAAATCCGGCTTTGTAATCAATTTGTGCAGGATAGTTATCATCTACATTTATGCTGTAGTTTCCATCCTCATCAAAGTAATCGGGCATATAGTGATCCACCCAAGGTGGCCCCATCAACTTGATCCAGCTTTCAAACTGGTGTCGGAAGAACGCTTGTTTGTCGTTGTCCCGTATGTTGTTGTCAGCCATCTGATTTGACCATTCAAGCGTGATTGGCTCATCTGGAGAAAAGTAAAATCCGTGGCCAAGAAATGCTATCTTGTTATCTGGCAGCTTTGCGGTGGGCATACAAAGGTATTTGCCATTCAATTTTTTTATAAGGTATCCACACCTTACCCCCATATTAGGTTCATCAGAGATTGGCTTATTTAGAACCTTTGGGTAAGTCTTGCTCATCTGGTCAATTTTTACATAGTCATCCCATTCGACCCACATAAGATCAAAACACGGCTTGGCGTTCTGGCACATCTTTACAAGGTTCTTGGGGTTATCCATGCCAGCTTCAACACAATGGCGTATCAAGCTGTCATCAATTATGAATTTCTGCGCCTGCACCAAATCAAGCTGTGTTTGACGGCGGTTGGCTTCTGATGCTCTGCCGCGCACATATCCAGCCACACCCCTTTCTGGGTTAGCAAGAGCGGCCAAAGCCTCATTGACCAAGGCTGGCTGCTCTAGTTCACGCTGGTCATTATAAAACTTGTTCCACATATCCATATCTTCTGGCGCAGTGGCTTCAGTGCTGTACCAATCAGTTTTTTCTATAGGTGGCGAATAATCATCAAATGGGTTTTTAGTCATTGTTTATCTCCCGCAGCACTACATCAGCTTCCTCTGGAGTTTCGTAATAGCCTGTTATTCTTGCGTATGGGGCCATGTACCAGCCTTCTCCATAAGACTCTTTGCAGATTTCTCCTACATACCACCCTGCGGCAGATGCCATAACCAAAGGCTCTGATACTGGCATTGGTGTATCAAGGTCAGTCCAAACTATGCTTTCTGGTTTCCAAATTTTCATAACGGTCTCCGTGGTTGATCTTAATAATCTTTACAAGCCTTGCGGCCCTGTTGACGCTCTTTAGCCTTGAGACGCTTCAGTTGACGCTTAGTCTCTTTGCGGCTCAAGCTAGGTATTAAACGCTCTCTTTTTGACATATCGTTTTCTCTCTTACCAAATCAAAAGGATGGGCAGGGAACAGATCATCGCCATTCCCATTGTGCCAATTAAAATTTTTATAATCGTTATCATCCTGTTCTCCTTACGGGTAATACACCACGGCAAACACATCACCGCCGCCGGTAGCATCATCAACAAAACGACGCATTACAAAATAGGCCTCTTGTGTTTCTTTCGAGCAATTTGCAAAGCCTTTAGCATCAATCACATCAATCACATGAGCCAGTGCATCTACTAATTCGTTTGTTTTTACGCGTTCCATTTTGATCTCCGTGGTTTTCTTTGTTACATGGATAGAATGGGGTGTTTGTTTACTATTGTCAACACACAAAAGTAAAATAATTAGAAAAAAAGTTTGCGACCATGGCTCCAATCAGATTATGGTTGCGGCAACCACGAATGACCAAAGGAGTGAACATGAGTTGGGATGCTCTCAAAATAGCGGCTACGGCTGATTGCCGGACGCCAACTGCAAAGCTGGTATTGATTATGCTTGCCAACTATGCAGATCAAAATTATTCCAGTTACCCGTCAAATACCAAGCTGGCCAAGTTATGTGGCTGTGATGAACGCACCATAAAAAGAGCGATAAAAATGCTTGTGGAGGACGGGCTGATAAGAGTTTGCCCTCGTTATACTGCTGACGGGAAGCAGACTAGCAACAGCTTTACTATTGTTAGATATGGGGGTGACATATTTGAGGGGGTGGGGGTGACAGAATTGCCCCCCAATACTATCAGAGATATACCCATTAATAATAAAACAAAGGGGGGTGACAAATATGCCCCCGCCTTTGAGGAATGGTGGAACGCTTATCCCCGCAATGATGGCTCAAAATCAAAGGCTTATGAGATTTGGAAAAGGGTAGTTGATAGAGACATAGGGGAGAGAGAGTTGTTCTTGGCAACCTGTGCATATAAGCGTACCACTCACGGCAAGGATAAAAAGTACATTCCCCACGCGACCACTTGGTTGAACCAAAGGCGTTGGGAAACTGTGCAAGAAGCACAGGCAATAACCACGAACAGAAACCAACTAGCAGGATGAAATTATGCAAGAACTGATAGACCAAGGAATACGGTTACGCTCTTACGCAGAGGGTGATCACAAGACATTATGCCCACAATGCTCACCAAATCGTCGCAACAAAAGCGATCCATGCTTGTCTGTTACAGTAAAGCCTGATGGTGGGGCCGTGTGGAAGTGCCATCACTGTGAGTGGGTTGGTGGGGCTGGTGGGCATTCAAGGCCCGTATATGCGGCTCCTAGAGCGTTTAAAAGGCCAAAGAAGCCAGAGGGGCAGCACACGACAGTTGCTATGCAGGATTGGTTTACTAAGAGGGGCATTAACTCAGAGACTGTGGCTCACTTTGGCATACACAGATCAGATCAATATTTTGGCAATGGCGGCACAGAAGGGTGTATTTCGTTTCCTTATTATAAGGATGGCGAACTGGTGAACATTAAGCACCGCACTAAGGATAAGAGGTTTAAGCAGGAAAAGGATGCGGAGCGTACCCTATACAATATTGATGCAGTAAAAACCCATTGGGATAAGGGTGGCATTAAGGAAGTGATTTTTGTTGAGGGTGAGATGGATGTGCTTTCATTACACGAGGCAGGGTATTCATACGCCATTAGCTTGCCAGATGGCGCACCCAAGGAAGCTAAGTTTGATCCCGCAGACAAAAGATTTGCCGCGCTGGCCAATTGCGAATGGTTGAATGAAGCTGACAAGGTGATTGTTGCCGTTGATGGTGATGAAGCTGGGCAAGCGTTGCAGCTAGAGTTGATACACCGCTTTGGCAAGGACCGTTGCTGGACTGTTGAATGGCCTAGCTTGCATGACATAGTTATTAAGGATGCTAACGAATGTTTGGTTGAGCATGGCAAGGAGGTGTTGGGTGAGGTAATAGCCAATGCCACGCCGCACCCGATTGATGGCATTTACACGGTGAGAGATTACCAGCGAGAGGTGCAGGACATATACCGTGGCAATGTGCAGAAGCCACTAAGCACAGGATTTGCAAACCTTGATGAGATATACAAGGTTATGCCGTCAACGTTCTGTTTGGTCACTGGGGTTCCCAACCACGGCAAGTCAAACTTCCTTGACCAGCTTACAGTGAATTTGGCCCGCAATGAGGGATGGCGGTTTGCGGTGTTTAGCCCTGAACACTCTACAGCTAACCATATACGGCGTTTGTCAGAGAAGGTTGTGGGCAAGCCATTTGATGATGGGCCAAGCCAGAGGATGACCACCCAAGAACTCGGCGATGCCATGATGTTTCTTGATGACAATTTTTACTTCATTGAGAGCCGTGATAAAATTCCAAGTATTGATTGGCTGTTAAGCAAGGCCAAGGCCGCTTGCTTGCGGCATGGCGTTAGGGGGATTGTTATTGATCCTTACAACGAGATTGATGCAAGCCGTGAGGGAAATAAGAGAGAAGATGAGCATATCCGCGATTTGATTTCTGCCTGTAAGCAGTTCTGCCGCACTCACAATATTTGCATTTGGATGGTGGCGCACCCTGCCAAGATGCAGAGGAACCAAGAGGGGATAATACCAGCCCCAAGTTTGTATGACGTGAGCGGCTCAGCGCATTGGAATAATATGACTGATGTGGGGCTTGTAGTGCATAGAGACTTTGAGACCAATCAAACTAAGGTAATAACTAGGAAGGTTAGGGAACAAGGCTTGTATGGCTCTATAGGTGAGGCTTACTTTACCTATGATCTAACACAGCACGTTTATAAGCCAGTTATTGATATGCCCGTGATTAACCACTGGACAGACTAGCATCAGATGATATGATGTGCAGGATTCCAGTAGCACTCCATGTTATTTGGTATTCGTGGTTTGAAAGGGAGGTTTGGTCGCCTCCCTTTCTTCTTTTTTTCTTGATGCAATCAAAATCATTTTGGTGTAGCCTGTCCCAAAATGGGGATGATTTATGGAAATCAAGCAAGTACCAATTACAGATGTAAAACCCTATACCGCCAACCCACGCATCATTTCTGAGTCAGCGGTTGCGTCTGTTGCCAGCAGCATTTCCAGCTTTGGATGGCAGCAGCCAATTGTAGTTGATGGCAATAACATAATCATAGCGGGTCATACTAGGTTTTTAGCAGCCAAAAGGCTTTCCTTAGATACTGTTCCAATAAAGATTTCAGCCAATCTCACAGAAGATCAAATAAAAGCGTTCCGCATTTTAGATAACAAGCTAAATGAGCTTACGACTTGGGATGATGGCCTTCTTGAGGCTGAAATGGCATCTATTGATAGCGGCGAGTTAGAGGCGTTTAGACATTTATGGGCCAGCATTGATACTGATTTGCAAAACAGTGATATTGAGTTTCTCAATGACATGATTTCAGAAAAGGAATCAAATGTGCAGGATTCAGATGTTGTTGGTTCAGTAGGCGATTATGTGACAATGAGCTTTGTAATGTCACCAATAGATCGGGACATGGTTTTATCTGCACTTCGATCTATCCAAAACCAAGAAGGTTTGGAAAACACCACTCAAGCATTGTTGAAAATAACGAAAGAGTTAGTCTAATGGAAATCAATTATGACCCGAAACACAGTGATGGAATCCGAGCTTTGGATACCATGTATCCGACCTACGCTATGTTTTTCACAAATAATGCGGACGATCTCGGTTTGCCTCACGCTTCAACATACGGATATGTTTTAGAAGGCGGCTGCACCATTAGAGCCAACAAACAGGAATGGCAATTACAGGAAGGCAACTATTTCGCATTTTCTGGATCATTCAACATTATGAAATCTGATGGGCTGAAGCTGTGGACAGTGACCAAGTTGGGCTACAGGGTTATGCCTGTGATGGGTCAAATTGAAGATAACGGACGGCTTTCGTACATTGATGGCTGTTCAGATAGTGTTTTGGTATCAATGGCCAGAATGGGTGATCCAGTTCTAAATTATTTGCATTTTCCTACTGGTATCTATCAAACACAGCATACGCACCCGTCAATCCGTATGGGCTGCGTCATAAAAGGTGAGGGCGAAGCTTTCCAAGAAAAAAGCAACCACAGTGATGGTTGGGTCAAGCCCTTGAAAAAAGGCTGCATCTTTATGCTAACAGAACAAGAGCTTCACTCTTTCAGAACAACAGATAGCGGCATGGATATTGTGGCCTTTCATCCAGATAGTGATACAGGGCCAACCGATGAAAATCATTCAATGATTAACAGAACGTACATTGATCACGGGAAGTAGGCATGGGCCGTCTCGGTAAGAAAAAAATCATAGATAAAAACGTCTATGAGTTGGCTATTGAGCGTATTCACAGAGCGTATGATCGCTTTGATACCGTTGCTGTTATGTTTAGCGGCGGCAAGGATTCAACGGCGTGTCTGATGTTGACTTTAGGGGTGGCGCAGGAGCGAGGAATCAAAAAAGTTCCTGTTCATCACTTTGATGAAGAAGCCATCCCATATGATACAGAAGAATATGTCAGGCGCGTTTCTCAAATGCCGATGGTTGATATGTATTGGTGGTGTTTGCCTGTCAGACATAGAAATGCTTGCTCAGTAAAAGAGCCTTGGTGGTTTCCTTGGGGGCCAGAAGATGAGCATAAGTGGGTCAGGCCGATGCCGTCAGAGGGATTAAGCCATATAGATGGCTTGCCAACTGATCCTGATAAACGCCTAACTATACCAGAAATCAATGGATACATATTCTCTCCAGAGAAGCACGGAAACGTAGGCATAATCATGGGTATAAGAGCCGATGAGAGCCTTACTAGAACCAGAGCTATCCTGAACAGCAAAAAACGTGAAGATAAGCACATCATCAAATATGATGAGGGATCATCACAGGGAAATATCTACAAGGTCTATCCAGTTTATGATTGGAACACCAAAGATATATGGACTGCACCGCGAAAGTTTGGTTGGGACTATAATCACGCTTATGATCGTATGGATAAGGGCGGTATAAGCCCTAATGCTCAGCGTTGTGCGCCTCCGTATGGTGAGGAGCCTATGCGTGGCTTGCATCAGTTCAGGGAGCTTTGGCCGGATATATGGGATAAAATGCAGACCAGAGTAGCGGGTGCTGCAACAGCCGCCAGATACTCTACTACAGTTCTTTATTCTTATGGCAAGACCCCTGCCAAGCCAGAAAATATGTCGTGGCATGATTTTATAAAGTTTTGGGTTGATAAGCATCCAGAGCCATACAAGACCCAAGTAGCTGAGAGAATACGGGGGTTCATACAGAATCACTACGGCAAGACTAATGAGCCATTGATGGATAAAATTGCTCACCCACGCACAGGCGTATCATGGGATTTTCTTTTAAAGATAGCTGTGAGGGGTGATTTCAAAGGCAGGAAACAGCCAACCATACAAGGCGGTACTGAGGAAGCCCTCAAGCAAAAAAGGAAATATGATGAAGCAAGGTTCAGAAGCCCAACCCATAAATAGTGTTCAATGGGTCAATAGAGATACCCTTCACGCCAACTCATACAATCCTAACAAGGTTGCTCCTGTTGAGCTTGAATTACTGGTACAGTCAATCCTGACTTGCGGGTGGACTCAGCCTGTGGTTATCAGATCAAACAATGAAATCGTAGATGGGTTTCATAGGTGGTTGGTTTCTGGTGATGATCGGGTAGCTGAATATACAGGTGGCATGGTTCCTGTTGTGATGTTGCCTGATGATATGGGTATGGCTGAACAGGTTTCAGCAACTATTACCCATAACAGGGCCAGAGGTAGCCATTTTGTTATGAGCATGGCTGATATTGTTAGAAGCCTGAAGGATGAGCAGGGCGTTGATGATAAATGGATTCAACAGCATCTAGGCATGGAGCCGGATGAAATAGAGCGTCTTTATGACAATGCAGGATCGCCTGATACGAAAGGCGACCCTGATGATGAGTTTGAAGATGGATGGGTTCCTGACTTTAGCAGAATGGAGGGCGGTTAAGCCCTATACCTTTTGGGTATGTGTCCATCATTACTGTCGTATTCATTAGTAAATTCCAAGGCTTGTTGTAGATACTTTAAATCCACACCAAAATCCTCATACCCACGAGCAATACCATCTAGGTACATCTTTGGCGGCATAGCCAACCCATCACGGTTCATGGTGTAGGCCATATAGACAATACCATCGCCGCCTTGCCAGTATTGCTTGCCATAAAGACTAGGGAAGCCTTCATATATATCAAGGCTGTCCTCACAAGCCTTTGTAATCTTCCACATTGCCACGGGGCATAGGAAGCCCGTTGCGGGTATAATGTCAGCAACGCCGCGAAACACCAGCCGCCATTCAGGCAAAAGCATCGCTCCTAAAGGTTTTGCGTCAGGGCATCTTTGAGCCATCTGACCTTTGTCCATGTTTGATCCATATGCCATGTAAATGATATCCATTAGTTCATCTCCCATTTGGTGAGCAGTTTGTTGTCCAACAGTGACTGCACAAAAGTATCTGGTGTCGTGGGGTCAAGTTGTGCATCGCAATATAATCTGGTCCAAACGCACATCTGTTTCATAAAGTCGTTAGCATCCTTAGTTTCAATTATGGTGTCGTTCCTATAACGCTCAACTAAGGTGGCCGCATCTGATGCTACAAATGAACGGCCATCATAAGTTATCCAATAGTTCATTATGAATTCCTATCAGCGAGTTCCTTTGCCCGCTTTTTGAAAAAGATACGGGTGGAGGCACTAATGCCCCCAACCCGCACAAGTCCTCCAAGAAGGGTGTCGAGTACCTTGCTTGGAGACGGAGAAACTGAGAAGTTTTTGACAGCCTTGCCGTTATCTGCATCAGCAATCATTGCGCCAGTGAGTGCAATCCAATTCAAAACCTTGGCTTCATCAAATGTACCGGAGTGCTGGCGGATCTCTAATGTGCCAGTGCGGTGAAACTTGGCAAGGTTCAGCTTGCAATATCTGCTGTGGCTACCCTGTATCATTTCACGCAACTGACCGACTGAGCGACAGCGATCAATGCGATCAAACATATGGGCGACCAAGACCTCTGTTTCGGCTGTGTTGTCTGTGTATGTTGGCAAGGCATAAACAGACTTACAGTAATAAGCATTATCTGCGCGGCGTGACTTTGGCTGAGTGATATCAATACCACGCTCAAACTTTGACCAACGCTTATAAAAATTACGGAAGTGCTTAATACGCCAATCAGATACACCCCAATGAATGTGAAAGCCACAAGACTTGTTGGCATCACCACCGTTTGCGCGAACAATCTGAAGTACCTTTTTTACTTCTAAGATGCCGGTTATGCCAGACAGTACAGGGGATACAACTTCAAAGCCGTGACTACCGCTGATTGATCCATCTGGCTTTACTTGCCACACGCGATAATTGGAGCCAGAGTAAGTGGATGACTGAGCGTTGATGCCAGCGGCCCGCAAGCGATCCACAAGGGTGTGTATTGGAATACCGAATCCCTCAAACTCAACACCGAATGTGCGTGATGTGGTGGGTGTAATGGTCATTTTGATCTCCGTGGTTATTAGGGGCTGCCCCCTCTCGACATGATTACAATCCCATATCTGTTTACTACTGTCAACACATTATCTGTCATTAATAATCAAAACATCATTTTTATTTAATTCTCATGCAGTGATAGTTGTTTGTGTTCGTTATTCTTCTGGTTCTATGGCATCCAGTGCCATAAATTTTATTCATTGTTTGTGTAAATGCTTTCCTGCCTCTGTCATTTGGTAAGATCATATAGTCACCTACTTCCATTTGCCTAAGTGTTTTAGACATATTCATCTCATTAGAAAATTTGTATTGCCTCTTCTGAGAAGGCAGATGGTCTTTAACAATCTTGCCGCAGGACTCAATCGTTTCAAAAACGCATTTGCAATCAAAGCAAAATTTTAATCTTGATATTTGTGGGCTGGGCCAGAGCGTAACTGCTTTATTATTGGTTCGCGTGTTGCGACCTCTACAATTTGGGCATGGTATCATGTTCATTCCATTGTCAGGGTTGATTTATCGTGATACTGTAAAATGCCCCGATATGGGGAGGGCATCAAGCTCTTATGAAACAAACTTGAGAAAAAGTGATAACGAACAGCTATGGCTACCAAGTTTACAGAAGCCCTGAAAAAGAAAATCAAAGCAGAATTTATTGAGGGCTATATAGATGATGATGGCGTAAGAAATTACCCATCTATTGAAGCATTAGCTAAACGCCACGACGTAAGCAGGGCCACAATATATAGACACTCAAACCCTAATAAAGAGGATTGGCAGAAAGCCAAGAATCAATACCAATCCAAAATGAGCAAAGAAGTAGAGGAAACTCGTTTGCGAGATTTGGTAGCGGAAAGCCAAGCCCTAGATAAAAACAGTCTGCAAATTGCACAGGCGTTACTTTCACGGGTTGGTCGTAAGCTGGCTAGGTCAATGGAAGATGAAAGAAACAATCCAGAATCCCAAGGACTAAGCCCAGCAGAATTGAGAGAATTATCTCACGTTACAGCTAATGCTCAAAAGATTGGTAAATTAGCTTTGGGTGAGGCACAGGAGATTTCAAAGGTATCAGCGGATGTTAGCGCACCAGAATCATACAACAATCTCATCAGACACTTGGAAGGACTTGCCAACCAAAAAGCAGCACTTGGCAAGCACACTATTCAGTGATTGGGCTGATGTAGCAAGGTATGAGCAGCTACCCTTAGCGGGTGATTGGAATATATGGCTGATTCTCGCTGGTCGCGGTTGGGGCAAGACCCGCACGGGTGCAATGGATGTTATTACATACGCCTTACACAACCCAGAGGTTCAGGTGGCAGTTGTTGTGCCTACCTTCGGAGACTTGCGGCGAGTGGCCTTCGGAGGGGTATCAGGAATACTTCAAAACATACCAAAGGAACTTTTGTTAGAAGGCAGGGGGCAGGGGTACAATGCTGCCAATCAAGAAATAAGATTGTACAACGGCTCTAAGATAATGGGCTTTTCTGCAACCGAACCAGACCGTTTGAGAGGGCCACAATTCCATAGGGCTTGGTGCGATGAGCTGGCGGCTTGGTTTTACCCAGAAACATTTGACCAGCTAATGTTTGGCTTGCGTCTAGGTCAAAACCCCAGATGCGTGATAACAACAACGCCAAAGCCTACGCCGCTGATAAAGAGTTTGCTAAAGCGCAAAAATGTTCTTGTTACAAGAGGTAGCACATTTGAGAACGCAGCCAATCTTGCGCCAGCAGCGTTGGAGCAGCTTAAAGAAAAGTACGGTGACACCAGATTAGGTAGGCAGGAGCTTTACGCTGAGGTTCTTGATGATACAGAAGGTGCGCTTTGGAGCTACTCAATGATTGATGAGGCTAGGGTACAGCCTCAAGATGTGCCGTATTTTGAGCGTGTCATTGTAGCAATTGATCCGGCGGTAACTAGCGGTCAGAACTCAGATGAGACTGGAATTGTGGTGTGCGGCAGGGCGTCAAATGGAAGATACTATGTCATTGCTGATGAATCTGGTAGGATGACACCAGATGGTTGGGGCCGCATGGCTGTTGACTGTTACTATAGGCACAATGCTGATAGAATAGTAGCGGAGACCAACAATGGTGGTGATTTAGTTGAAAGATTGATAAGAAATATTGATTCAGAAGTCCCTTATACTTCCGTTCACGCAGCGCGGGGTAAGTTAATAAGGGCAGAGCCGATAGCGGCCTTATATGAACAAAAAAAGGTTTCTCATGCAGGGGTCTTTTCTGAGCTTGAGGAACAGATGTGTTCATATTCCGTTGGGAGTAGGCAGTCGCCAGATAGACTTGATGCCTTAGTCTGGGCATTAACAGAACTAAGCCAGTCCAGTGGGAAGGCGTATTGGAGAATCAGTTAATGGCTAGCATCAGGGATAGAGTTAGGGCGTTTCTTAACACCCCACAAGAAACAAAAGAAGCACCGCAAGTCGTATTAAGCACGACAAACACTTACCACTACAGGCGCGACAACTACGAAACCTACGCCAGTGAGGGTTATCAACAGAACGCCATCGTTTA